TTAGACGCGCCTAGAGCTGCACCCAGCAAGGTGCCTGTGGGAAGCGTGATGGCTGTTGCGGCTGCGGATGTTGAGGTGATGTAGCCGGTTGCTACCTCAGCTGCGGTCGCTGTTGCAGTAGCGTTAATTGCAGCGGTCGTGGCGTGCGTGATGCGGCCCGTTCCGGCAATATTGCCCGTTACGTTGCCTGTTACATTGCCTGTAAGCGCGCCGATGAAGCCATTGGTCGAGGTAACTGGACCAGAGAAGGTTGTTGAAGCCATGATAAAAACCTCACATGCGAGATAAGCGCAACAGTCTGCATGTCGTCAGCCGGGACTGTCTGTTGCACCGGGAAGCCCGGTAGTTTCCTGCTCGACTCGGAAGGGGTGAGCCGAGCAGGGTATTGACTTAGACGCCAGCGGTGCCGTACAGGCCACGCGGGTCGGTCCAGCCAACCGTGTAACGCTCGGTAGCCTTGTAGCGCATGGAGTCGGTTTCGAAATCGCCTTCCATGGACTTGTCAAGGCCGCGACGCATCAACAGCTTGAGACCTTCCGGCGCATCCGTCTGCACCCACCAAGCGGTGGACGACGTGATACGAGAAAGGTTGGCTTGGCCCTTCGACAGCAGACCCATCGACTTGACGGGGTTGATGTCGTTGTCTGCGGTGCCAGTGCGGAGAACGCTCTTCAGGAGCACCTCAGCTTGGAACACGTTCGACGGACCAGTGACGATCTGTGTCGGCGTCAGACGGATGCGCTTGCCGTTGTTGTCAACAGCGTTGCGGATCTGGATGAGCATCTGCTCAAGCGATGTCTGCGACAATGCAGCCGGTGTGGTGAGCACATTGCTGAACACACCGTTGACGATCGGGTGGTTGGCGTTGATAAGAGAAACACCGTCACCGCCCGTGTACGCAGAGTTAAACGCACGGTTAAGCACGTTCGCCGAGAGCGTCTCCTTCGTCTCGATCAGAGACTGAGCCAAGTGCTTGGCATAGGTCTGGCCGATACGAATGTGATCGCCGTCTTCCACAAGGACCTTGGTCAGCGAGAACGCGAGACCATAGACCTTGTAGAGGTAACGCTGCAGGAACAGCACGCCGCCGGACTGATAGCTGACAGCCATACCGTCGGGCAACTCAGGCGCGGCGCCAAAACCATAGAGCACAGGCTCTTCATGGTAGTTGCGCGGAATGCCCTTCTGCTCACGGAAGACCATCTTCCATTCGTCAGCACGCTGATCGTATACACCATCGAAAACTTCGTTCAGGATGGGCTCAACAACTGACCGGAAGTCAGTACTACGCATAGGAGTAGCCATAGTTTAAGCCTCCCTTAAACAGAGTTGACAGCCGCTTTGTAGTGATGCTCGTTGATACGAACAGTTGCCACTACATAAGCGTCGGTGAGCGAGTCATTGATGTTGTACGCAAAGCCGGTGATCTGGAACTGGCCAGAGGTCGCCTGAATCGCGGTCAGTAGGGTGTTCGAAAGACCCGTAGCAGTCGAACCACCGGGAGAAGCAACAGTCCAGTCGCATTCTTCGCCCACAGCGGTCTGAACCGTCGTGGTGCCAGGCGTGCCGGGGTTGTTGTACTGGACATCAAAGAGCGTCTCCGGGTCATCGTAGACCCAAGCAACGATCTCAGTGCCTGTAGTGCCCGAGGGCCAGAAGGGGCTGATCGTCGGCTTGCCAGAAGCATCAAGATACTGGCAGCCAGCGAAGATGCCCAGCAGGGAGATGCCGTCAACGGTGCCCGAGCGGGTGCCGTCAGAGGTTCCGAGCTGGATAACGCCGTTGTCGGTCAGCTTCACCGGATCACCGGAGAAGATGTTCGCGGCATAGGTGCTCGCGATGGTGTAGGCCTTCGGTCGAATCTGACCACTGTTGTGGTAAGAGGCTCGAAAGCCAAAAGGTGCGCTAGTCGAGGACATAGTAGCTCCTATTGGTTAAAGAGGGTGATCAGGAGAGATCAAAGATCGCCTCCCGGCGCTGCCCAATTTCCATATTGCCATCACCCATGGTCAACCGCGACTTTGAGGACTTGGCCTGCTGCTCAAGGAAATCCGCAGTATCCGTGAGCTTTTCCTCTTCCCGCATCGGTGCATCATGATGCGCCTCAAGCATGTACTTTTCGTACAGGGACATAGGAAGTTTAAAGGCCAGCATCTCATTAACCCCGATGAAGCCCTGCCAGTCCCCAGTCTTGAGGGTGGCATATTCCCAGCCAGGAACGTCTTCTGGCTTGACGGGCTCGTAGCCCAGACGAATACGCGTCTGGATGGAATCACGAGGATTAGTCGTAGTAAGCCAGCAACAATGCCAGCCAGGCATCTGAGGCAAGTCCGGAAGAGAGGACTGAAAGAACTGTTGACGGAACATAGCAACCCGCTCGTCATCGGAAATCAAACGATTCTCCGTAACGGCCCTATCGGCCATCTTTCGGCTCTCGCGATTTTCAGCAGCAGGTTTCTTAAAGCGTTCGTCGTTCATATCTCGCTCCTACAGCGATTAAAGACATTATGTCGTCTTTATGGGGAAAAGGAAAGTGTTTTATTGCTTGTTGTTTCTGTCATATTCGGCATACTTCTTGATATACCGCATACGGAGGGCTGGATCGTCCCAAACACCCGCATCAATCAATGCCTGCTTACGCTCGGGATTGATAACGAATTCTTTGCGGGTTGTCGCAGGAGCATGCTCTCGTCCAGATCCAACAGCAGGACCTCCTCTTGGTTGACGATCAGTTTTCTGCGCTTGTTTGTTCTGTCCGAACTTTTCCGGAAGACGACGTGCTGCCCGAGAGCGCAGTTCGTCCCAGTACTCTTCGGTTTGCGGGTTCAAACCTTCTTTGGCAAGAGATTGATCAATCGCCAAGACGATCGCCGAACTCTCATCCCTGCCCTGCGCGTCATACCAAGGATTTTCCTGAATAAACTCCTTTGCATAGTGCATCGTTAGGTCGTCAACTCTGGGGATGTTCGGCTGAGGTCGACCAGTTTCCTGCTTGGCAGCAAGCAGCTGGTTCATTGTCAGCATCGCCTGATCGCGATAACGCATTGCTTGGGTGACGTCAGCTCCGTTGCCGGAATCAATCGCCTTTGCAATTACGCGCTCCGCCATCTCGGCGTCGTTCTTGGCCTTGTTGATGCGGGCATCAATTTGGCCCATGTCGATCTGCTGGAACCGCTGTTCATGAACGGTGAACCTGCGCTCGAGATCATCGTTTCTCTTGCGGAGGAAATCCAGTTCTAATTTGTCGCGGCTGATCGCCTTTTCGCGACGCTCTTTACGGTCTTGTTTTTCCTGACGGCGACGTTCACGTATTGACTCTCGTTCGCTGTCATTCTGATCGTCGGAGCTCCTAGAAACTCGTTCGTCATCATCATCTTCGTCTGAATCATTATTGTCTGCTTGGTCTTCTTCGACAACAACTAATTCTTCAGCAGCAATCTTCTTTTCATTTTCGTCGTCTTCTTTCATCACATCAGCCATTAGTCATCTCCTATCAGATGAATGCTTTCACTACGAGGGGATCACCGATTACATCGCCGATAAGATCGAGATCATTAAAGATCACGAACATGGCGCTGTCGTCGCTATTGATGGCGACTTCCCATCTGTCGCCGCCGTATTTAGGAACACGAACAAACTCCCCAGGCGTGCACCAGCCGCCTTCGGGCCAAAGTTCCAAAGTTGTCCGGTTCCGGAATGCACCCGGACCCATCGAAATAACTTTGGCGATTTGAGTGTTCCACTTTTCAGTTTCTCTAGTGTCTTCGACGAAGTGGATGCCGCCCTTAGACTTCTTTTTTGGAGTGCGGATTTGCACCAGAACGCGGCTACCGAAAGGCCGGATGCCAGGACACACTGGCGGGAAGGCCTCTGCAATGGCGTTCTCAAAGGTCTCGTTCTCCATATTTCTCCTCATTGGTTAACTGCAAAAGTATGTTGATGGCTGCCTCGTAACCGGCAACCAGACCAACGCGATACCCATACTCAAAAGCATTGCGTTCTTGCGGTCGGCTCAAGGCATCGAGAGCGAAGTCTCTTTGTGCTGCCTTGAGCCGGTCCAGAAGTTGTGTTTCGAAGTTCACGGATTAGGCTTCGAGTATTTCGGGGGCTTCGGAAGCGTCTGACCATCGACCTTGAGGCCAGCCGCTAAACGGTGCTTCTGTTTTACTTCGGGGTTTTGAAGGGACACAGTCCCTGTTGTCGGCTTGTCAGTCATTGCAACTCTCCTTCATCAAGAACCGGGATTGATGCCTGTGCCGGTGCTCACAGAAAACTTCTCGCCTGAGATAATCTCAAGCTGGGCGAGATCCATTGCTGTCTGATTGTCAGCTTCGTTCATCCTCTGACGGATCGACAACTCAGCAGCGGTGCGTTGATCCTCCGACGACTGGCGCAACTGCTCGCGTTGCAGTTCGACCTGTGCCTGCTGCTGCTTGGCTGCGAGCTCTTCTTGCTTGGCCTGCATCTGCTGGCCGAGTTTCTGCTGCTCGATTTGCAGCCGTTGCTGATCAGCCTGAGCCCTCTGCTGGAGAGCCTGCTGCTGGATGCCAACATTCATCTCAGCGATCTTCATGCTGTTGTCAGGCGGCATCGGAGGCTGGGGCTTGAACTGCTGGGCAGCCTGATCAATTTGGACGAGCTGCTGAGAGAATCCACCAAGCTGTTGTTCGATAAACTGTTGAACTTGAATGATAACTTTCGCCTGCTCTTGTGCTTCTTCCTTAATCAGGTTCTCGTTCTGTGCCCGATCAACAGCCTCATGTGACTCCTGCAGATAGTAATTCAGCAGGTGGTCCCGCAGATGAGTCGCCATCGGATAGATATACGTCCTCATGATGACAGGGTTGGAGCCAAAGACAGGCGATTCAAGGAACTTCATATGAAGCATGATGTGGGCAAGGTGATCCTGCCGGGGCAGAACGTAGACAGGTCTGCCCATCGCTGCTGCGACATTCTCACTGACTGGGTCAATGTCATCGCTGCCCGGAACAGGCGCAAGAACCTCGTCCGCAGGAACCTTCATCGTGCGCAAGAACATCTCTTCGACCTTGCGCGGGTCGTACATGCCAGGAATTGCAGCAGCACGCTGCATAATTGCCTGCATCTGAGCAAAACGCTGTGTCTCGCTGAAAATTGCCGGATCGCTGACCGGAACAACGTCCAGCGGACCATCAAAGTCTGCCAGATTAATCTCAATCCCGGCGTCTTGGGCCTCTACGTCCTCTTCAGTCATGTAGGCTGCATCGATCCGGTGAAGGATTTTGAAGCAACGTGCCATTGAACCATGCAGACGGGAGTGGATCGAGCTAAATACGACCATCCCCTGCTCAATCAGCGCCATCGTCGTTCCGACAGGCTGATTTGGGTTGGCGTCAGCCAGCTTTTCGAAAGAAGTTTGGACTACGCCCTTGCCTGCTTCGACGAGGAACCCCAGAAGGCTGAACAAGACTTGGCTCGGCGGGTTGAAAGGCATCGCCATAGCGATCTTTCGCACGTCGTCGACCAATGCACCGCCGTCAATCTCGACGACCTCAGTGGGTTGAAGGTTGATTGTCTGACCGTTGGGGCCACCCTTCAGTTTCAACAGCGTCGGGATGTTCTGGATGTGGGCAGAATCAAGCAATGCCCGCAGAGCACCCGTCGCAGCCCCACTCAGGCCGCCAATCATGTGGGTCAGACCGATTGGATACGCACCGCGCCAAGGAACGAACGGGAATTCGACGATCCAGTCCAGTTCATTCTTTGATTCATCATCCAAATCCCAGTTGCGATACAGGGAAAGTGGTTTGCCGGTGGACTTATCAATGCTCAGGATGTAGGGCGATGTTCCCTCGTCAAACTCCAAATAGGTGTAGATCTCGAAAATGGTCCGCAAACCGTCTTCGTTGTAGCTGGTTTCCTTGCGGCCCTCGATTTTGTCGTTGGCTTGGCTCGCCTTGCTGAACTCAGGATCGCCCGGCTCCCCGAGATCGACGTCCATGTACATGCCGGACTTTACCCGGCGCTGGTATTCCATCTTGGTGATGTACTGAACGTGCGTTTTGCGCTCGGCAGTGTAGAAATTTGTGGCTGCAAACGGCAAATAGATGTCGTCGATTGCTATAAATTCAGAAATAGGACGCCTGCGCTGGGCATCCCACATGAATTTCATGTATTGACCACCACCGAGAGGCAGCTGGGTCGAGAGCTGCTCAAGCTCCGACCGGAACTCGATCATCTGCTCGGTCACCTGCCAGTTCATGAATGTGGCTTTGCGAGTGGCCTTGTCGATTTTTGCCCGATCATTCTCGCCGTAGATCTTGCTTTTCACAGGACCGTTGGGCGGAAACACTTCTTTCATGAATCGGGCGCTGAAATCGACGCACGCCTCGACCAGCATCGGATGAACGACCCTATTGGCGCCGTTAAACTGCGCTCCACCGGGAGCGTCGTCGCCCAGACCCGTGCGGCGCAGACCCTCTTCGTACTGCTTGTCGCGCTTTTCGCGGGCTTCTTTGTCGCGGTCGATCTTATCGAGAAGATCGCTGACCGCCATCTTCAACTCATCTTGATCGACCTCATCGACGATGTTGGCGAAGTGGGCAAGACGCTCGCGATCATCCTGCTCTGTTTCAAGCTTGACGATCGCTCCGCCATCTTCGGTGTCCTCAACACCGCTGTCATCATCAGGCAAAGCGAGAGTTTCGCCAATTTCTTTTTCGTCTTCAATAGGTTCAGCCATGGCGTGTCCTTAAGAGCTTGGATTCAGTTTTGACGAAGCTTTTTCATCCATTCTGCAATTGCAGAAGAAGACATACCACTTTCATCGCCTAGTTTTTCTAAATCTCTAAACGTGTAGTATCCAGGAGGGATCTGCTGATTAATCCCAGGTAGGCGCTGACCTTTGTATGCTTTAATCATGTCAGCATTTTTAATTTCTCCAACATCGTACCAATTTTGTGATTTGATAAAATCTTGAACGAATGGAATGTATTCTTCAACAGGCTTTGCGTTGCTTTTGCCTTTTATCTGATTAATAGTTACGACGTCATTTCCGCTCTCCCTCATTTTCTCAATCTCTCGCTTCTCAATATTTCTAAATTCTTCATTAATGTAATCATGGAACTCACGCTCTCTTGGAGCCTGCTTCTTTGCAAAAACTGCCGTCAAATCTTGAATTTTATAAGAAAACTCTTCAGAATCCTCATCGAGTTTTGGATTTTTACTTTTAACAATCGTGTAAGCCTGATCTATATATTCATCCCTCCTGTTGTCGATAACTCTTTCAACGGCAATATCGTGCGCTTCTTCCATAGCTTTGTTAACTATTGAATCCGGAAAGTCATCCAAGAAATTGATGTTAGGATTGGCAAGGTTTTTGACTCGTTTAACTTCGACCGTTACGTGCGGCTGGCCCTTTTTGTCGCGCAATGAGAAAATTTCGGTTTTGCCTGCCTCGACCTGCGGGCAATATGAGCTTTCACCGAGACAGTGGCCCATGGCGTCGCCCTCGTATTTGAGAGCTTTTTCAAGATCGTCTTTGTTTCCTGAAGATTTTATCTGGACCCAAGACAGACCTTTATCATTTGGATAATTTGTTCCTGGGACAATGTCGTATTGTTTAACCGGGACTGTTGCTGCGTTCTGTGCAATTTTAAGGTTCGCTTCAGCTCTGGTTTTCTCGCGCCAGTCATTGATCTTGATAACGTGCTCGACAGCCTGCTTCATCGAGAACCTTTCGAGCTTTTCCGGCTCGATCTGGAGATTACGCGGCAGACCACTGTTTGGGTCCATTGCGTTCTTTAACTCGTCGGTTAGATGGTCGAACCCTAAATCTCTATTGGTGAAAAATGCTTTGTTAACTTGCGATTCAGGAGGAAGAACCGGCATGCCTGGGATCGTTTCTGGGTATATGAGGTCTTTGTATTTAGTTCTGGTTATTAAATCTTGACTTAACTTTTCCCAAGAACGACTAAGATCTGTTTCGCCAATCAAATTGGGATTGTATCCAGTTTGAGCTCGTCCTGTTGAAAAAGAATCCCCACGGGTTGGCTTGGCAGATCTGGCTAAATTTTCTATTCGCTCATCCGGTATGTGCAGCTTTCCTTTTACTTCAGCTACGTCGATCAAAGGATCAGCAACTGTGCCAAGCTGGTTTTTGATGTAACCTTTGAGCTTGCTGTCTGCCCATTTGGCAAGTGCTTCCGAAGAAACACTGTCTTGCGAAGCACTCAAAGCAGGGAGAGAATCAATTTTGCTGTCAACGCTGCTTTCTATCCAGTTGCCACCCGGCTTCTTAACGCCATAGGTGTCGACAAGATCAGCCAACGTTTTTTCGCCACGGCGCACTGGGCCAGAGCCAAGCACTGCACCAGAGCCCTTGACTGCCGGAGCAACGCCACTCATCAGGTTGCCGGCCATTTCAACGAACCCCGGCATGGCGAGACGGGATTCGTCTTCACCACTAACCATCGGCAGCAACAATGACCGGCGCAGATACTTCAGGCGATTGCCCTCAGCGTCCACAGGATACGAACCAAACTCGTCAGCCTTAACGTCTACTGCGCGATCCGGCAAAGCTAGGCCAGAAAGGTCCATGGCCGATCGAGCTTGCTCGCTCATGCGAGCCTCAAGCAACTCACGCGGCGACGGAGCAGGATCAGCGGTAACGTAGTCGGAAATCCCCTGGCCCATGCGCGACAACGCGCCGCCGATGCCCGTCCCAACGCGGGACTTTGGCTGTATAGCAGGGCGAGCTTCAGGCTCAATGCTAAACCCTTCCATAGGGTCCGTTGAGGGCATAACCGGACCGCCCTCGCTAAAAGGTATGCGCAACCCGCCCTTGACCGAGATGTTGGGCTTCATGTCGGTTCCGGGAACCTTGCCATAGCTGGCGTCCAGCATCAGCATGACATCACGCAATGGGAGCGTAATGCCGCCGCCAACATCAATGTAAGGACCAGCCTGGACAACACGCCCACGAGCTTGCGCACCTCCACCCAAATCGAGCTGGAACGGCGCGACGTTGGCTGCTGGGTTAGAGCCAGCGAGTATTTTCTGTAAGTTGGTGAGCTCCTCAACCGCTAGGTCGGCTTTGACTGGACCACCCTCATCGTAAGTTTGCACTCGCTGCTTGGGGGACAACCCCCGTTGCCATTTGCCGACTGCGTCGCTGTATTGATCTTCGTAGTTGTCGAATGGCCCGACGCTCAGAGGGAGATTGTACTTGCTTGCAAGCGCCTCCCACTCCTCGGCTTTCTTTTTGCCTAGGCTGCTATAGCCTTTTGAGTAAGCCTCACGAGCGAGCTCCCTAGCACGCTCCTGCATCGCTTGTGAATCGCCCTCAAACATCTTTTTGAAGTTGACCTCGCCGCCCTCAGCAAAGCCCCAACCACCGCCGAAGTCCCATCCGGTGTTAAGACCGAACCCTGAAGTCGCGCCGACATTGCCGAGGCTGTTGCCCAGTCCAGAGTAGTCGAACCCGCCGATGTTGCTTGAGTTGTACCCGCCAACCAAGCCGGGGTTGCTCATGTTGAACTGACCGCCGACTACGTTGTTGAAGTCCTGTTGCCAGTTGCGCGTACTGTCGTTGAGCAGGTTCTGCTGGATGGAGTTCTGGTCAATTGAGTCGTTTCTGTAGACCTTAAAGGAATTGGGGTCGTATGTGCTGAACCCTAGATCTGTGTTCGCACCCGGCGTTACGCTCGGGATAAACGTATAGTCATAGTCGTCGCCGATAGTGTTGTTGACGTTCTGACCGCCGACGTTTTGTTCGACGTTGGCTGTTTGAACGCGGCCTGCTGTCTGATTGGTGTCGAGCGGGTTTTCTTCGTCAAGGTATCGTCTAACGCCATCGCTCTCGGTAAATTTCCTGCCGTCTTCATCGGTGAAGGTTTGAACTTGGGCGAGCACAGCGTCTGTCGGTCTTGGCTCCGGGGTTGGCGGAGTCCAAATTGCGTTGGCCTGCCGTTGAAGGTCCGCTAACCGTGCGGCAATGTCCGGCCGATCCTCTGCGTCGTAATAAGTGTTGTACAACGAAATCATCCCCTCATCAGGGACATTGCGATTCAAGAAAGGGTTGCCCCTCAGAGTTACGCCAGGTGACGGCTCGCCGTCCTGAAACCCTCTCCAATCTGTTTGTGTTGTCAATACACGGTTTTGACCTTCTCTTAGGTATGCATCTAGAGATGCACGCGCTGCCGCCACAGCTGCAATTGTCGCAGGGTCTGTGCTGCGAAGATATGAATTTACCCGCGTCATGCTCTTAGGATTAACACCATGGATCTGTTGCGGAGTAATGAGGCTCGCAATGGTGTTGTTCCCTCGCCCATAGTCAGGAGATATGGTATTGGCCGCAGCGCGATTGCCCAATGCTTCGTAAACAGCTCGGTATTGATTTGAGCTTGGGCTGACACCGACCTCACCGAGAGCGGCCTGTAGCATTTTGGTGTAGTCGTTTGTTGTCGGCTTATAACCGTAATAGGTTTTCCACTCGCTCGGATCAGAAGTCGGAGCGAACCTGTTTGAGGAAACTCCAGGACCCGCGAACTGATCTTGATACTCTTGGGATTCAGAAAACTTCTGCCCGATGTCTTCAAGGGTTAATTGGTTTTCCGCAGCTGTGTCTTTCCAATACTTCAACCCGCCCGGATCAGACCCCCGGCCAAAGTAATCACCGAAGAGCTTCTCAAGCCCCTCGTCCGTGACATCGCCACCGACTGCGTAGCCCTTCACAGCGCCGCCCTCCGCGAACTTTCGGTCAACATAACGCAAAAGATTTTCAGTTAGGGAGTCATCTCGGGTCATGGATCACCACTTAACTTTGTCAGCCCAATAGGCAGCTGAGGACGGACCTTTTGCGATGTTCTTCGAGTGGCGAGACTTGAACGAGGCGCGTTTCGCTTTCATTCGGTCAGACTCACCCTCTTTGGGCTTACCGGCTGTGCTCGCCCCCTGCTCGCCAAAACGGATGATCTTCTCTTTTCCGCCGACGCTGGCCTTCACGATGTGCGACTTCGTCGGATGGCTAGGTGTACGCCGAGGCTTGTTCAGCGGCAGACTGGCCTTGTCAACGCGATCAACCATCACTTACCCCGTGCAGCGCGCATGTTGTCGACGAGGTTGGGGTACGGTCGCCCAGCAGCTTTGGCAGCTGCTTTGGCCGAAGCCTTCTTGTCAGACGAAAGCTTCTCGGGCTTGCCCAGATCATCAGGACGGCTCTTGGACCAAATCGGCTTGGGCTTCTTTGTCATGGCCATCACCTCACGCTGCGTACGGGTTGATCTTGGGTTCGCTCTTGGGCCTCACGTCGTCGATGTCTTTGGCTTGTGGCAGATCGAACCATCCGTCGTTCTTAAAGTAAATGATGGCCTGAGAGAATGTGTCCACATAATCGTCGTGCTCTGCGACAGGGAACTTGGACATCTGCTTGATGAAACTGTCTGCCCAACTAACCATCAGCCCTCTATTCTTGCCTGATTCCGGTATCCAAAGCAAGCCTAATTCCAGAGTTGGTGCAGCTTGGTGAGCACGGGACACTTTGTCGGCATTGCCCGGATTGTATCCGACAACAGGAACTCTGGCCAATCTTAAGTCCTGAATCAGAGACTGGCCAGATGCTTTTGCCTCGACCAATATCCGGTCAGGTCTCCGCGCACGGCTGTGCGGTGAGTCTTTGGTCATGCCGCCGTACTCGGTTGACCAATCCTTGATCGCCCGTGCTCTGAGCTCGGGATAAGATAGATGGTCGTCCCAAGCGTCGATCAGCATTGCGTTGCGCTCACCCATATGGGTAAAGATCGCCCAGACAGTGCAGGCAGTCGGGTCGCCGGTCGTCTTCTCAGTGAACGCGCAGTCGTACGACTGAAGGATGTACTCAAATGGCGGCAGACCTTTGTCAGAAGGCCACATGTTGAAGTACTTTGTCTTGAGGATTCCACCCTCTGATGGTGCTGGGTCTTGCTGCAGCTGGCCTGATGTGCCATAAGCTCCCAGCCGCGCCTTCAGGGATGCGATTTCTTTCTCGCCGAACCGCTCTGGGCAGATCAACTCGCCCTTCTTGGTCCTCGGATCGTACTCGCCGAGGCTGGTCTTGCGGGCAACACCGTCCCACTCTGCCGGAATGCAGATGTGCTCCCAACCCGACATCTCATCGAGGATCAGGCCGCTGATGTCGCGCTCGTGCAGGCGCTGCATGACGATGACCATGGCGTCGCGCTTGGGGTCGTTCAACCGGGTTGACCACACCATGTTGAACCACTCGATCGCCGACTGACGCATGACGTCAGACTGCGCCTCCTGCGCCGAGTGCGGGTCGTCGAGGATCAGACGCGAGCCACCTTCGCCGGTCGCCGTACCGCCGACGGACGTCGCGATGCGGTAGCCCGTCTCGGTGTTCTCGAACCGCTGCTTGGCGTTCTGGTCACCGGCCAAGTGGAACAGATGGCCCCAACGATCTTGGAACCAGGGCGACTGGACCAGGCGCCGAGCCTTCAGGTTGTCTCGGATGCTGAGCGTGCTGGAGTAAGAAGCGCACAAGAACTTTTGTTGTGGCTGGGTGATCCACTCCCACATCGGCCACATGACCGAGACGATGGTCGATTTCGAATGACGAGGTGGGATGTTGATCAACAGGCGCGTGATCTCGCCACTCGTCACAGCTTCAAGATGCTCGCAGATCTCTTCGATGTGCCAGGATGGGACAAAGTTGATGCCCGGCTCAACGACGTGCCAGCTCTGCTTGACGAACTCGTACAGCGACGCGGACGCAGCCCGACGATCGCGCTCCCAATTGACCATTTGCAGCATGACTGCTGGACTTAAAGGAGCATTCATTCTTTGCTCTTTGCCTTGCTAAGCATCTTCTGCATAGCGAGCAACTCGTCGTCGTTCAAACCTTTAAGGTTGAGCGAAGCAATTGCGATCGGACCTCCGCCCTCGCCGGTGTGCTCTTGAACAACGCGGTCGCCGTACTTGCGGGGTGCGATCTTTGAAGCATGCCAGCGCCGAGCGTCCATGCGGTTGCGCGCACGGTTGTTGTCGGTTTCACTGTCAGCAATTTCAACGGTTTGATCAGCGAAATAATCAGCCTGAATCTGTCGTGCTCGCGCGTATTCTTTGTACATGTCCTCTGAGCTTTGAGCCCAGTTTATGAACACACAATAGTCTGGCTGTTCTTCTTCTTTTAGTATTTTAGTCAGAGCCTCGCCATTAGACATTCTGGCTAGGATTGAGCGGAAAACATCAGCAACAACTTCTTTGCTTGTGTATCCACTGGATTCTTTTTTGGGAAGGCGACCCACTGCCAACTCCTGCTCCAATGAGTGAGTCTTAATTATCCCCCAAATTGACAGAAAAACAAAGCGTATTATTCGCTAAACTTCCTCCATAGAAACTTAACACCTCTGACATAAATTTGAAGTTCAGATGAGAAACCTTTTTTGCTGATCGGCAACTCTCTTAAATCTTCAATCGGCAATCCGTCTTCCCAACGGGAAACAGGGCCAGCCATTGAGACAAACAAACGAACTGGTTTTTTGCCCGTTTTCCCGACACCAAACAAGAACAAAGAAGGAACTTCAAATTCTGACAACGCTCTGTGCCAAGCGATTTGTGATGGCCTAATTGGGGAAGAGTAAAGCATTTCACGTTCAACCCTCGCCAATTTTAGCTCTATCGGTATTATGGCTTTGTCCACGACTATTTGAACATCTGGTATGCCAATGCCTGAACCAATCCTTGGCTCATAAGTTTCCATCCAGCCATCCCAATTTTTCCTCAGCCAAACTTTCATTTCTGATTCGGTCATTGTTTTCCCTTTTCATTTACCAACGAGGTACAGATTAAGTTATTCCGTTTCCGTTCTGGACACCACTTTCCCTAACTTCCCTTCTTTTACTCTCTCTCTCTATTTTTGCCTAGAGTAGTCGAAATAAAGAATAGAATGGAAATGGAATCACTAGAGCTTTGCAACTTAGTATTTGTTTTGTTTGCGTTAACACATTTTTCAGCATTTTGCGTTTCTGCACCATCCTAACTATAATTTGAATTTCCAGCCATCGACCACGGACCATTCACAAGAAGAAATTCCACACGATGCCTAGAGCTAGGCCGACAGAAACAATGATCATGAACGACGCAAAACAGACGGCAAAAACCATCACCATCCACTCACCCCACCACGCAACAAGAGCCTTGCTGCGAGCAGAAGAAAGACAATCCCAACAGCTCATAAGTTTTCTCATTTCATCCATCCATTGTTTTTGAGCAACCAAAGAGCATGCCCAAAATCCCCAAAGTCACAATGCAGAACCTAGATCCTATAAGAGCCAAATATATCAGCTTCATACATCACAAGCCCAAACCATTCGATTCTTTTTTCTCCTTCAGCGCATCCTTCGCAGTCTCTTGCATGTATGTCGCCAATCCCCAGATCGTCGTGCGGTCCGGCATCTCCGCGCCAATAGGCACTTCTGCGATAGAGCGCAGGGCGCGTTCGAAATGTTTGGTAAGGCGTTCCTGTTCTTTCAGAACATCGTTATAACGGACAAGCCAGTCCTGCCACATCGGCAACGTCAACTCGCCTACTTTTGGTAACCGCGTTATAAGATCATTGCTCATCTAACTCTCCCATTGCGCCGCGAGCCATAAAAGTGCACATAACCAAACACCCCCACATAATATCAGTCTCAGCGCCTATTTTCGTTGGCGGGGTCTCCGGTATATTTGCAATTCCTGCAATCTCTTGCAGCACGTTCTCTAGTTGCTCGATGCGGTCGGCTGCGCTATCAATCATTTCTTTGGTTGAGACGGGGGCAAGACATGCATCTCCTTCGCTCCAACTACGCAGTCGCTCTACAAGATCTTCAGTCATGAACGGTTCTCCATTTCGCACATTTCATATTCAAGACTCTCAATCTCATCTTCTAATTCTTTGATCTGTTTATCTGACGCCGCAAGTTGCCTATGTAGTTCTTCAATGCGGTCGGCAGCGGCATCAATCAGCTCCACAGCCTCCCACGGTTTTTCGTTAATCCGGTCATGGAACGAAAATCTACGCATCTCCTTCACAAGATCATCAGTCATTTCTTCCCCCAAGCTCGTTCACATCTTAAGCAGCAATTGATTGTCCCATTCCGCAGCTTGTCGCCGAACACCCCTGTGCGCTTGCCGCAGTCGCATTGGCAGAGCCACTTGGCCTTCGACCGTTTGAACCGCTCAACCATCGACCGTTCCATCAGCTCTACGACAACAAGCCTGCCGTAGCGTTTTCCTCTCTCATTGATCCGGCTGGCCCCTGTCATAATTGTTTCTCCTCTTCTCCATCTTATTTTCAAGATGTCCCATCACCACAGCGACCACAATCAATATCGCCGGGAAACAAAGGAATATGACAACTGCAATTGCGAATGGATCTATCATTTTCTTTCCTTCGCTCTGCCGAATGTCAAATTGGCATCTGCTTTTATTTCCTGATTTCTCCAGGCCCAGCATTGGTTATTTTCTTCAAAGCAAACCCAGACCAAATCATACTCCGGCCCATAGTCAATGAGCACTTGCGCCATTGCCTTGCCATTGGGCGTCACGACGGGTATCGGTGGATTGAGTTGGAGCATCGTCATAGTTTCGCCTCGAATATGTCATTGGGCTGCTTAAGCATCGCCCTCATATCATCGAACAATGCCCGTTTGCGATCAGCCAATTCCTCTTGACCTTCATCGGTGGACCTTATCAGGCTCACGGCATTCTTGATGAATTTTAGGGTGTGCTTTGTTTTCAATGTTTCATAGGCTGCCTTGTTCATCGCAGCCAGCTGCAATCGTCCACCGATCAGCAGCCTCTCGTCATACCAAATTGCACCGCACTCCTTCATCGCCTTACGCAACTCTAAGTCCGAATCATAAACTCGTCCCTGGACCGCCTGACGCACCCAAGCGACGATGTCCTTCATTGTGATCACCAACGGCTCGTTTCGCCGGTTGATGGCTTCTGAAAGCTCTGCGACCTCTTGCTGGCCCTCTGTCCTTGAGGCAACGATCAGCTCCTTCTTGCGCTCTGTCATCGGCGCCGCTTGGCCCTTTTGAACATATCCATTGAAATTCTCTGCCCAGAAGCGGATGATGCTTAGGCCACCGCTCTTCAGCCAATTGTGGAAATGTTCAAATTTGTCCCTCGGCCATTTGTCCTCTGTGACTTCCGGATAGAACCAACGACGATCGTCCTCTTCAATTCGCAAAGCCCGCATAGAGTTCGAGCAAGCAAACATATGGCACCAGTTCTCGATCGTGTAAGGACGCTGGTACTTTTCATTGACTTCGATTTCACGATCTGTGATTGCAGACTTCAACTTGTTGTAGGCTTTCCAGCTGTTGCCAGAGTAGATTTCATTCACCACACAAAGACGCTTGTTGGCCAGCCAACCATTGAATTCAGACTGGACAATTTGAGTTTCTGTCGGATAGCCTACGTTTTGACTTCCCACCAACGGCGCAAGTATTGCGCTGCCGATGGTCGTTTTGCCAACACCTTGGCGCTCACTCACCAACAGCAAACCATATTCCATCCGCGTCTCCAGACGAGCAATGATGGTCGCCAACCAGCGCAGCACCTCTTCACGCTCTTCAGGATTGGGGAACATATAGTCTATAAAGTTCAGGAATGGCTCTGGGTTCCCCGGCACCGATTTTATGTGTGATGGGGTGTGGAGGTTAATGGCGGATGTTGTGTTGTCGGTAACGATCTTGCCTTTTATGTCCGGACGATAGCAGAGCTTTGTTGAGCGTCCGGTGTAGGCTTTAACGATCAGCTGGGAGGTTTGATTGGTGTGGCTGAATGCAGCCAGCATCTTGTTCATGATCTGCTCTGAGCGGATTATCTCCGGCATCTCGATGCAGACAAACAGATCAGCTTCTTCTACGTATGACCACATGTCCTTGAAGTTCTTACGCAGGACGGTGGTCGGTTTGCCTTTGGGGTTTGGGATTTGGTCGGTGGCCCATGTTGCCGGATGCAAGCAAGAACGGAAACTCGGTCCAACGTAATAGTTCCGCCCTTCAACTTTCTTGAACATTCCTTTGGGGAAATTATCTGCGAGATCGAAGCTCGTCGGCCACTCACTGGTGAACTGAACATGGAAAGTAGGGAACCGCAGATGGAAAGCAATTGACGGGACAGCCGACACTCCCGGTGCGTCATTGTCCGAGACGATGTAGGCTCGTTTGACCCCTGCCTTCTGGAGCGCCGACCAATCCGTACGATAGGGTGACAATGCCCCACCAATCCACCCCAGATGAGCAGCGTGCGAAAGTTCTTCTCCCCAAGGGTGAGACGACAAGAGCGCCTTCATCTCAGGGGTCTTGGCTTCAACCATCTCCCTCATAGCACGAGCAGCCTTGGCCCCTTCATGGATGAAGACGGTTGTGTGCATCTTCAGCTGTTCCATGCCCCACAGGGGCAGTGGTCCTTCCGGTTCCATCCTTCTCCAAATCTCATCATCCCAATAAGTATATGGGATGTAGCTCTTCTCCCCTTTGCGTTCCATGCGCAGTTGGAGCATCACTATTTCTTCTTGGAGGTTGCGGAATATGAAGATGTCTTTTTCATCTGCGCTGGCCACCTCCTCCGGCAAATCGCGCAAACGATCAAGAGTTTTGATCTGTGGCCACACAACGCTCTGGCAATCTATTTCGATTGCAGCCTTTTCTCTTTCTGTCGGTGCATATATGTCGGGAGCTTTGACCGAGCCATCTGCATTGATTGTTATTATCGCTATGTCTTCCCAGTAGTCTCCACGACTTTCTTTTACGACTGCAGTCCTCAGCGAACGAGGCTCTGCGCCTATGCGCCTCAAGTAGGAGGCGACTGCGTTTATTTCGGTGAGTGATTTAATTTTCATCTTACCATTTTTCCTTTATAGCCTTTTGAGCTATCAACCGCATTCTCTCTATCTTCATCTGAAGATCGAAATCATTAAAGAAAGGAGACTTTGGAAGTTCTTCGATTTCTCTCAGGATTTCTTTGAAATAATCAATCTTTGATTCAAGATCTTTAATCTTTGATTCAAGATTTTTGTAATCATTAAGCAAGAAGCATTCGTCACACTCTTCGTATCTCATAACTTGCTCCTATTCGTCCATGAACCCGATGAATCTTACAGCTTCAACCCGCAGCATCCTGAACCCTCTCGGGACAGTTCCCTTCATTGCATAGAGGGCTTTGCCCGGTCTTCCGCGTTCTACGATTTCTCTGCCGATCCGTTCAAAAGCAAACCGATCTATCTTTGCAAATATTCGGTCTGTGTCATCTGATATTGTGAGATTCAAACTGGATGTTGGTCCAGTTAAAAATTTGCCGTCGCGCTTTGCTACGTTCACTGCTTCATTTTCATCTCTTGGTTTGATCTGCTGCACGACAACGAATGCCAGAGCCTTGTAGTCTTCACCTTTCGTCTGCATTTTTATAACAGGCAAAGGAGGTGTATGGATGTTGCGCTCACTGGGGTCAGGCAAAAGCCTCTTGAATGCATTCCTCACCGGCCAAAGACTATCGATCTCTGTGGTGGCGTTGTTCAGCAACTTTGAAGCTCTCGCCGGGACTGGCTCACCTCTGACGCGAGCCGACATGATTTGCTGAACGAGCTTTGGCCCTACGCCCTTCACATTTTGGATTGGACCGACAAGAACTTTCTTTCCGTCCTTGACGCCAGCAGTCCATTTGTCTGTTGAAAGATCTGCATCAACCGGAATGTAATCGAAACCTTCTGCTGCCATCTCTCGCAAGATCATGATCTGCTTTGCCGGATCAGGCTCATGGGTCAAAGTCGCAGCAGCAAATTCAAACGGAAAATGTGCCTTCATATAACAGCACCAATAGCTGACGATCCCGTAAGCCACCGAATGTGATTTGTTGAAAGCCCACGCTCCATAAGCGCACAAGTCGTCCCAAACCTTTTCAAGAACTTCGGGCGGTATGTTCTTCTTTATTGCACCTGCTTTGAAACGATCGCCGAACTGATCGAAATATTCTTTGCCAAGGCTCTTGGACATTGCTTTGCGGAGGGCAGTGACGTCCTCCCAAGACAGATCTCCGATCTCGCGACCGATCTGCATAACTTGCTCTTGATATGCCACGATGCCAAGAGTTTCCCTGAGGTAAGGTTCAAATGTCGGATGTGGATAAACAACTGCTGAGATCCCATTCTTACGTTTTGTCCATTCGTTTGTTCCACCGGAGGCCATTGGCCCAGGACGTGCGAGTGCGGTTATCGAGACGATGTCGTCAAGGCTCTCGACTTTTATCTGATTGCATATTGACTGGAGCGCCGGACCATTGAACTGGAAGATGCCGGAGAACTGCCCTTTGTTTAGGGTTTCGAACGATGCCTTATCATCAAAGGGCAGCCTCTCAAGGAAATGAATGTCCTTGCCAGCCATCGTCAATGCATCTTCAAACACCGACAGCTGTGTCAGGCCCAGTGCATCTATCTTGAGGAGGTTTAATTCTTCGGCGTCTTTTTTGTCGCATTGAGTCGCGCCCGTACGCGCATCAACGGCCACATAGTCTGTAACCGGAGTTTCAGTGACAACAATTCCTGCCGCATGTTGGGAATAGTGACGTGGGTGACCCTCCATGCGCGCTGCGATAAGTATCTCAGGGTTCTTTTCAAGCAATTCCCTCCCGGCTGGTGTGGTTTTGAATGTGTCTTCGAGTGTCTGAAGAGCTCGTGAGTCACCGCCCGAGCGGACGATCAAAGAGTCTAGCACCTTGTCACATAGCCATTTGGGGACACCCAAAGCTGTCCCTGCCTCATCAATCGCCGAGCGCGGCCGGAACAAAGCAACTGTTCCGAGGCGAGCAATGTGGTCGCGGCCGTATTTCTTCTCCATGTATTCAAACACCATGTGGCGCTTCTGGTCGGAGAAGTCGATGTCGATGTCGGGCAAATCGTTTCGGGTGATGTCAATGAACCGCTCGAAAAGAAGATCGAATGGTATAGGGTCGATCGTGGTGATCTCAAGCAAATAGCAAACCAGTGACCCGCATGAGCTGCCGCGTGCTGGACCGCAGATCATCTTTTGACGGGCGAACTGCATCACGTCTGCGATGATGTAAAAATAATCCTCGAACTGCTTATCCTTGATCAGCGCGATCTCGCGCAGGAGCCTCGCTTCATACACCGGATCGGCAAGGTTGATGCCGAGCTTGGTGGCTCCGACTCGGCACATCTGCTCCAAGGTCTGTGGCTTCTCGGGACTAAGGAGCGTTGCCATTTTAAGACTGGCTTTGCATTTGTCCGCTATGTGGGCTGCCGTGGTCCAGGAAAGATCTATGAGATCCGGAGCGGCAACTCTAGCCACCGCCTTGCGCCACTCGCCCTCCGACAAGATATGTTGGGCGTACGTTTGTGTGCTGGCGCCGCGTCCGCAAAGAACTTCGTAGAACCCTTCATCGCCTTTGCTGACGTATTTGTTGTCAGAGCTGGCAACGAACTTGTGGCCCATCTTTTGTGCCTCGGCGACATAGCCCTTGGCGGCGGATGGAGAAAGTGCAACATACAGATCTTCTTGCGGCGGTATCTGGTCAAGCAGCGACCTTGAGCCAACGACCTTGATCACCCCATCAGCTCGCAGAGCTTGCTCGTAGCTGAGCAACGGCTCGTATCTAAACTGAGATGTTGCAAGGTACAAAAGTTCGTTGATGCTTTTCAAATCGTCTTTGGCAAAGAAGGTCCAGTAATCGACTGCAGGTTTCTTTGCATGCAAAGAACCGGTGACTGCTAGCTCCAATCCGAACAGTGGCTTGAGGCCAGCTTTCTTTGCCAACTTGTTCCAGCGAACCCAGCCGAAGGTTGATGCGCGATCTGAGATCGGTGCATAGGTTGCGCCGACTTCTTGGAGACGTTCCATTACCGCATCGATCATTCCCGCTGCGGTGCGGAAGCTGTACCCGCTACGAATTCGGAGCATCAAACGTTCCCTGTTGTTCTCAATTCACGGAAGCAATTCGCCAAAGCACGCACGTCGTTCTCTGCACGATGCGCACCAGCGAACGGCTCTCCGAACAAAAGCTCATGCAGTCCATTTAGGTTCAAGCGGAACCCTTTGATGTGCTCGGTCGCCTCAACGGTGCAAATTAACTCAGGCCATTCGACTTCAATGCCTGCGCGCTTCATCTCGAAGTCTACGACGGCACGATCGTAGCTAAGATTGTGCGCGACCACCTCATCATGAAACTCGATGATGCGCTTTATCTCTTCAGCGTGTTGCTTGAATTTTGGCTTCCCTGCGAGCATGTCAGGTGTTATGCCAGTGATCCTTATTATCTCGTCGGATATAACAAACCCCGGATCAAACATGAAATGATAATGATCGAGCTCGTTGCCCTCAAGATCCAAGCTGACACCGAAGAGTTCAATTATGTGAGGCTGCTTGTCCAAAGACTGGAGCTTGTTCTTGATAAGGTCGGTCGTCTCTGTGTCGAATACGAGCGTCTTCATCTTTGGCCTCCGATCAGATCAATCTGTGCGCCGGAGAGATAGGCTGAATTGCCTCCAATGAGGAACATGACCATGTCCGCAATGTCATCTGGTTGCAGCCAGTTTTCCCTCGGCAGAACTGCACCCCAGTAGGCTTCCGCAGCAGCACGATCAAGACCGCGATAACGCATCAGGCCTTGAATTGTATCTTCTGACATGGGCGCTCCCTCAGTGTTGGAAGGATGAACGCAATACACGTCATAGCCTTTAGGGGCGAGTTCCCATGCGGCACAGCGGATGTAATGAGCGAGGCCAGCTTTGCTTGCGCAGTAAGCTGCCGAGCCATTCAGCACGTTGCGGTAGGCCATGGAGCCGATTGAGATGATTTTCTTTTTATGCGGAGCATTGATGGTGTCGCGGACAAAACTCTGAATGAGGTTAATTGAGCCAGTCAGGTTGACGTCAATAACCTCGCGCACCTTTTGGGATGGTGCATTTTCAAGCCAATCCATATGCACGGCACCATGACACATGACTAGAACATCAATTTCAGGATCGAAAACGATTGTGTCATCTCGCACATCGCCAATCATTTCGTGGACAGCATTCACCTTTTCGCTTTTCCAAAGTTTTTCAACAATGGCTTTGCCGATGGAGCCTTCACGCCCTGTTCCATTGATTGTAACTCGGTGGATGTTTCTGTATGGCTTCACTGCATGTTCAGCCTTCATTGCTTCCATATAAGAGCGCGAAATTGCATCTTTGCTCATTTGCCACGCTCCCGGTCCATTTCCCGCTTCAGCATCATCTCAATCATTGCCGCATAAACAGCCAAGTCATGAATGGAGTCAACGTGAACCATTCCTGTGTTGACGAACCGAGTCAGCTTTCCGACCATCCAGTCAAGCAGATGAAAGACAATGAAGTCTTTTTGGGTTCTTAGAGTGATGCCACTCGGGAACAGCGCAGTCATGACCGGACCCATGGTCATGAAGTTGTCGCCATAGATCTCGTTGCGCTGTTTGTAGGTCTTTGCCATTTCCTCTAAAATTTGATCGCCGGTAACCATTTTCATTTTCCTTTTTCAATAGCCGCTCACAGCTGGCTGAAGAACTGTCAGTCCATAATTCCGTAAGCCCTCGACGACCGACTCTCGATCGTCGACGACAAACCAAACATTCTTCAGAACATTTTCTTTGCTCCCAAACTTTCGCTCGAGAGCATTTATTTTCATCTGGTGGTCAGGGGTCCAGTCGTCATCTGGCCGCATCATTAGCTCTTCACAAAAGCCATCGAGCTTTGTTGTGCTTAGCCATTCTTTGGTAAGATG